TGGAAAGTAATAGACCCAAGTAAATCTTTATGGCATCTTAAGTGTACTAGGTGTGGTTATCAAGAGGTGATTAATCTTGATTGATTATCCAACATGGAAAGATATACCAGCATGCACTGGTATTGATGTAGAGATATTTTTTACTGAAGAAAGAGGTAATTATCCACACCTTGATTATATTAAAAAAATGTGCAACACTTGCCCAGTACGAGTCCAATGCCATACCTATGCAATAAACAATCTAGTGCAAGGAATATGGGGAGGAACTACCATGGAAGAAAGGAATAAATACAGAAGTAAGCATGGGATAGTTGGTAAAACAGTTGTTCCTATATCTGTATTTAATAGTAACTATGATAGTTAATTTATCTAAAGAAGAAGTTAGGGTATGTACCTTACTAGCAACAGAGCGTTGGTTAACTAAGTTTGGCTCAATAGATAAACCTAATTATGCACAAGGTAAGTTGGCTGGAAAATTAGAGCATGAACTGTTAGCAAATGTCAGGGCTAACATATCTGAATGGGCTACTGCAAAACTATTTAATGAAACTTGGTCAGTCCCTTGGTATCCAAATGAATTACACCCAAAGAGAAAAGACTTGCCAGATGTTGGGCGTATAACAGAGGTTCGTACAATAAGAACTCGTGATGCAATACCATTTTGGGATAAAGATTTACATAAAATTATTGTTGGAACTAAAATTCTTGATGAAGAATATTATACTAAGGTTGAAGTTTACGGTTCTATTGCTCCGATTAAATATGCATTACCTATTTACAGAGATGAAAGTATAAATGGTTGGCGTATACCAGTAACAAAATTTGGAGAACACAATGAGCAAACTATCTGACTTTGATTTAGACCTATCAGTTGGGCACGAAGGAGAATCCCTAGTCAATCAACTGCTTACCAATGGTAAAACCATTGAGGTTAAGACAGACCTTAAGTGGAAGAACACTGGCAACTTATACATAGAAACTGTGTGTTGGTCACACAACAATGAAGAGTGGTATCCATCTGGCATCTCTGCAACTAAGGCTGCATACTGGGCGTTTGTATTAGAGGGAACTATATTGATAATACCTATAGAACATCTTAAGCATGCGCTAACTTTGTATGGTCATTCAATTACTTGCAACATACCACCCAACCCTAGTAAGGGTTATTTAATTAAACCTGAAAAGATTTTACAAGTAGTCCAAGAGTTGGCTAAGTAGAAGGGGACTGCTTAGAAAACAAAAAAGACCCCCTGTTTCTAGTATAACTACTAGTCAGGGGGTTCTTCTTGTCTCTAATGGGCCTTTAAAGCCCGATTAGGGGTATTTAATTAGAGCCTATACCATATTCTTTTTCAGTCTTATCAGCCCATTTAGCCAATGGAGCAGCCAATGCGCCAATTAAGATTGCTTGTTCTGGAGCAAGGTCAGCAGCAAGGGCTAGTCCCATTGTTACCGCAGATGCTAGTACAGCCCGTACATAAGACTTAAATGCAGCCTTAGTCTTTGGGTCTTTTAATTTAGCGATTATGTTTTTCATTGTTTCTCCTATTTTTTTTTAGGTATTGCACCCATCCAACTGAACCAGTTAGAATCGTCTTTAGCATACTCTGTTTTAATTGAGATGTGTAGATGTTTATTATGTGGGTTGCTACCTTTATAGGTATGTTCCCCTTTTTCTTTGCTCCAAATCTTACCTTTAAATATTAAATACTTAACTCTAATATCATTTTGTAACCTTTGGTAAATATCTTTGCAGTCTACCCCGTTGGCTGGGTCATCTGTTAAGTCAACTGCTAATCCAGTATTGTGGTCTGAGTTAGGACTCTGACTTAAATGAGCAGCAGATGGTAGTAGACCATCGCTTGCTTTCTTTCTCTTGGGCCAAAGCGCTGTCGCTTGGCGCAATACAGCAATCGCAGCAGGTGTGGCTTTCTTGACAACAGTTGTCATATTGACATCCATCCCTCGTACTCAGCATTTGGATTATCCTTTAGCCATTGTTCTCTTAATTTATTTTGGTATTCCCAATCAATATCATTACTCATTGTTTTTTAAAAGATTGTAATACTAACTCTGTTAAAAATTCTACCTTCTCATCTAATTGATTAACTTTATCTTTTAGGCTTGAGCCACCATTCGGGCGAAGTTCAGACAGATAGTATTTAACTAAGTGTCTTACTGTTATTGCTAACGTTCCTACTAATGTAGTTATGGCAACTGCCAGTCCAGCCCATTCATTCGGTGTCATTATACGGTCCTAATCGTAATCTCAATTACGCCTCCGAATCCATCAAACCTTCTGTCTGGTGGAGTCATGCGAGTAAATGATATTTGCTCGATAATTACCTGACGAGTTTCGCCAGTAGTTAGGTCTTGCCAAGTGACAACATCGCCACCTTCTTCTATATTTTCTAGTACTTGTAACCTTTGTAAAGATGAACCTTCATAGCCAGATATTACATTGTATCTATCTGTCTCTATATCAAAGCAGTAAACAGGAAACTTTAAGTTTCTTTGTCTAGGTGTAGCAATAGTAGCCTTTGCTTGATAGCCTTTAAATATAGGACCAGTTGATGTAGTACTTGAGTCACGATTAAATGTAAACTTGTAGGCTACATATTCTTGTGCACTTTGTGGCTGGGATGTGGTTACCTCAACTGCAGTTACACCTGATTCATAAGTAATGTGGTCGTATGGAACATCATTCTTATCTATAGTCGCTAGTGTTAATGAACCTTTAGTAAAGTCACCACGAGCAAGAAGACGCTTAAAGTTCTTAGGTTCTAAGGTGCCGTATCTAATATAACCTGTAGTTATAAAGCCAGTTGTGGCTAAGACTGAGGTTGATTGGATAGCAATACCATTGCTATCTGATGTAGTAAATGCTATCTGGTTTGAGTTACCCACAAAATTTACAGTAGTAGCGTAGCCAGTAGCCCCATCTAGGTAGGTATCTTTGGCATATGCAAACCGTAATGTCTCTAACTCATTACCTAAATCAATTCTGTATAGCCCAGCATAGCCATTGATAGAGCCAGTTACCCATACGAATCTATCTCTAAATGCAAAATCTAATCCTATATTTTCGCCTTCAATAATTAATGGACCATAGGATAGGTCTCCATTAGTATCTGATATTGTGGCTACACGTACACCTTTATTAGTTCCAATTAATAGATACCCTAAATAAGATTCAATTTTATGGGGATACTCACCGCTAGGTAATTGCGCTGCAACAATACCTGATGTAAGAGTTGGCATAACACCAGCAGTATTTAAAGTAAATTTATAGATAGCACCACTTGTACCAGCATAACCAGCAACATAGATAGCAGAGCCACCCTCTGACACGGATGTCCAAGTCCAGTCAGCATTTGGGTGAGTGTATGCAGCAGTAGGTAAAGTATGAGTGCTACCTTTAGTATTAGTTAATTCATAAACAGATGCACCAATACAGGCAACAAGACGTTGCTTAACCCAGCCAAGTACTACTTTCTCACTACCAGTATTATAATAACGAGAGTATCCTGCAGCAGGTGTGGCAATAGGACCTGTGTAGATATGGTCATTGTCTGCAATAAATAGATGAATACCATCTGTTGCAATATCAAGGATTGCAGTATCTAAAGGTGTTCCTATACTAGTTACATGTGTATAAGCAACTGCAGTACCAGCAGATGTGTAGTTATTAATAGTTGTACTTGCTGGAATCCAGCCAAGCAGTTTATCTGTAGAACCATCTACAATAGATAAAGATTTATATACACCGCTAGTTACACCGCTAAGATTGGCTGTCTCTTTAAGTAAGGTAACCTCACCTTTAGTCCAGACATCTACATTGTTACTATCTGTAAACCTATGTGAGACTATCTCACCAGCAGATGGGTCATAGAACTTAATACCAGTACCATTATGAAAGGATGATTGGCTTCTTAGCCACCAGCCTGTAAGTGATTGCTCACCTGGCTCTTGGTTATTATCAAATTGTTCTTTGCGGTATGGCGCAGTCTGTCTAATGTATGGTCGTTCATCACCAATAGCATAGAAAAATGGTTGCCCACCTATGGCTACATCGTATGACTCACCTGAATTTTGCCATGTTGAAGATGAAGATAGGATACCAATATCAACTGCAATAGCACGTTCAGCACGACCTTCGGTAATATCACGACCAGCCACGTTACTCCTTAGGTTTTAGTTTTTTTGCTTC